GAAGGATTCCCTGCGCTGGATTTAACACCCAGCCCAGGATATCCCTATGTCACGGAAGGCAAGCGCCGATCTGATGTCTTGTTTCAGGACGGACAGATTCGGCCAGAGTTTTTACAACAGTGCGCTAGGTTGGAGAACCGGTTGGAAACAGCCGTTGTACCTACACTTGCGTGCATGCAACAGAAGGATGAACTCCTTCCTTATGAAGACGTAAAGAATGGAAAATTGCGTCTATTTAATATTGTTGAACTAGTACATGTAATACTATGTATTTGTATATTTGCACCGCTTCAAAAAGCAGTCCAAACGTCGCCGTGGTTCACCCCGATTTCGATTGGGATTGATCCACATTCGATGTGGGGAATGTTTCATGACCGTTTACGACGGTGTGGAATTTTAGCGTGTGCAGGAGATTTTTCAGGGCATGAGTTTACATTGCCCGCGGAATTTGTACAGTTATTTATTTTGTTTTGCAACATGGTCCACCCTTTGTCAGAGCGGTGGACTCGGATTCGTGCGAATTTAATTTATTCAGTATGTCATCCAATTTATGTTTTTACCAATTGTGTTTTTACGACCATGAAGGGACAGGGCTCAGGTTCACTCCTGACTGCTTTCTTTGCGTCGTTTTGTACATGGTGTTTTCATGTATTGGCCGCACGAAACCTGGGGTGGAAAGATTATGAGATAAAGGAACGCCTAGAAATGGGCTTCGTAGGTGACGATTCCGTTGTCACCGTTTCTCCTGACTTCCCCGAGTTTAACATGCGGTATTTAAGTGAGTTTGCACCGTCTCTAGGAATGGTGTATACTTCAGCAACAAAAGGCGAAGTGGTGCTCCCATTCGTCTCTCTATATGAGTTAGAATACTTGAAGCGAAAGTTTGTCATATTTTCGGATCGATTGGTGCTTGCACCTCTCCGGATTTCATCGATATACGAGTCGCTCATGTATGAGCAGAAGGGCGCGACGATCGAGGACCGCCGTAACACGTGGACCTCGGCTCTTTTAGAACTTCGTCATCATTCACCTGCACAGTATAACGAGATACTTCGACTTGCGGAACGCTACTTTCGGATCCTCGGTACAACTTTTGTTGCACCGACCTACCAAATTGCCTTCCAACGTCTCTCTCGTGATTCTGTCTAGTGTGGAAATGGGGGTTAGCCTTCCCCTCTCTTTGGAGATTAAAAAGGCAATAAGGGTGGTTACCTCCGACAAAATAACCAAACTGGGAAACCAGCAGGCTGCGGTTAAGACGGTGCCAAAGCTTGAAACTCAGGCCACCCACTTGACACGTTGGGAGCTGCTCACATTAACTGTGTCGCCGATCTGCAGAAGGTAACCTCCTCCTTTGGAGCGCAAGACCTCAATTCCCCTACCGACTCTTCCCGCACGGACACGATCAACACGTCTTTGCAGGACACGGGAACAGTTCTGTCGGTTGTAACATCAGAACCTCTTTTAAAGAATATTTATCCATTACCGGACCAGACGCCAAAGGAGATGCTCCAGCGTCTTGTGGCTCTTCCGCCAGGAACATGGGGAACGGCGGCCGTGGAAACGGTCACTGGACCCCTGGCAGCAATCGATCCGTGGTACCAATTGCTTCAGAATCAGACAATTTCAGATATTTTGAAGTATTATGTGTATTTTCGTTCAGACGTTGAGTTCCAATTCCGTCTTAACACGAATTCCTTCTACTCTGGCAGGTTGATGATCTCACAGACGCCCGGGCCCGCAACGTACATAATGTCAAATTATATGTCTGCGCGGTCCTGGCTGAAGTCAAAGATCGTCTCTGCTCAGTCGCAGGACACGGTGAAAATTCTTTTGCCATGGGTTGATCCCCAGCGATTTGTTCCTATAATCGCAACAACTGGCGAGGCGCCGTTTGGCCCTTGGACTTTTTATACTGTTTTTCTTGATATTTTATCTCGATTAAATGTAGCATCTTCAACAGCACCGTCTTCGATTTCTTATACGATAGCGTGTCGCTTTGTCAATCCTCAAGTTGTGGTCCCCTTTAACTGGATTCCTGCTGCTCAGAGAAAGTCTCTAGCAGCAAAACCAGGAAAGGAGCCCAAAGCTCAGAGTTCTATTGGCAGTGCCCCACCAATCGGAAAGCCTCGTG